GTCAGTGTCGGGTTGTTGATTGCGGTGCTGGTCTGAGGCCCGTTGTTCCATCCTAGGTAGCATGTGGTGAATGCAGCGCCTGCAACCTTCCTTGCATAGAAACTGATGACGTACCACTGATCTGTCACCCATCGCTTTGACAGGCCGTTGGCGTTGGCGTAGACGCCGTGCGTGCTGGTTGTCGCAGCGTTTGCCGTGACCCGCTGAGCGAACCCACCTAGGCGGCCGGCAACCCTGTCTGCCGTCATGGAGATTCCGGCGTTGTTGTAGACAGCCCATCCATCCGCGAGGCCGTTTCCGCTGGAGTCGACCTCGAAGCTGCTGTTGGTCACGAGGTTTTCACCTACGGCGCCGAAGTTCGCCTGCAGCGTACTCACCTGCAGTGCCAGAGCACTATCAGCATTTGCCCTGGTGGTTGCTTCCGAGTTGATAGCTGCGGTATTGGCAGCGATCCGAGTGTCTTCAGTCGATACCCAGGCGGTACCGCTGTAGCGATACGGCTTGTTGCTGTTGGCGGTATCGAACCAGAGATCTCCAGCCACCAAGGTCCCGGTCGGTGCCGTGGCCTGGCGATAGGTCTTGTTCTTGCCGTTTGCCGTGGACTGAGCTGTGTTCACCTGGGTGGTCAGGGCAGTGTCGGCATCTGCCCGGGCGGTCGCTTCAGAAGCGATGGCCGCCGTGATGTCGGTGTTGACCTTGGTCTCAAGTGTCGTGATCTGAGTTGCCAGAGCACTATCAGCATTTGCCCTGGTGGTTGCTTCCGAGTTGATCTGGGCCTGGATGTCGTCGCCGACCTGCACCTCAAGCGTGTCGATCCGGGTGGCGATAGCCTGGTCTGCCGTGGCCAGCGTGCTCAGCTCCTGCGTCACGGTCGACTTGTTGGCATCGAACTCCGACTGCAGGGTGGTGATTCGAGAAGACAGGGCGCTGTCCTGGTCCGCGCGGGTGACCTCCTCCGTCACAGCGCGTGCCGAACTACCTTCGTGCAGCGCGAGCGTGGCCAGGTACCGAACGGTCTCCAGCTCGTTCATCATCTCGAGGTTGGTGACGCCCACGGCGAGGTTGTCGACTACGCCGTCGAGCAGAGTAACTTCGGCCTTGGCAGAGGTAAGGTCTGTACGAACCGTGGCTACCTCAGCCCTCACCTCCTCGACATCTGCAGCGGCTTCTGTCTCGGCCCTAGTGACTGACGCCCTAATCTCGTCCAGGTCGGCCTGAACAATGGCGGCTACCTCGTCAGCTACACCTTCGGCTACAGACGCCTTGGACGCCTCCACCATCTCCTCAAACAGTCCGCCTGGCTTCCGGATGTCAGTATCGATCGCGTCCAGGATGTCATCGAAATCTTCGAGCGTGGTCGCCTGCACCGGGTACCAGGCTGACAGGCCGTAGGCGTTCGAGCCGCGGACGTAGTAGAAATACTGGGTTCCGGAGCGAAGCCCTGCATCCACCAGGTCAGTGGAGACGCTGAGACGCACCGCGTTGCTTTCGATCTGCGCGTCGGTAAGTGCCGTGGCGGATCTCCAGAACTCGTATACCGCACCCGGGTAGGCGCTTCGCGGGTACAAGGCAACGCTGAACGTCGCCACGCTCACCTCTACGCTGTCCGGCGGAGTGGGCAGCAGAAGGTTGGATATTTGAATGGTTCTGGAGACCCACGGCGAGGAGCGGCCGGTGGAAGTCACCGCCTTCAGTCTGAACATCCACTGGCCAGCGCCGGCGTCCGACTCGTCGAAAGAGGTGCCTGCGCCGACGTACAGGGTGCGGAACGAGACGTCGGTTGGCCCCTTAGCCTCCAGGATGTACTCGGTGACCCTGACATCCTTGCTGGGGGTCCAGCTGACGGTAACCCTCTGATGTTCTACCCCGCCGGCCAGATACTTGCTGACGACCGCGGTGATGTCCATCGGAGGGGCAACAGGGCCGGAAGGCAGGTAGCTGTTCTGTGTCTCTGGTATTTGCAGCCCTAGCTCAACCTTCGAATACTTGTTCGGGTCGTGCTCAGTGGCGGTCACCGTGTAGACGGGCTCGTCCGGGTCCTCGTCGACGGATACCACACGGTACAGTGGCAGCGTCACAGATAAGCTGGCCAGGACCCACACGGCGCCCTTCACAGGTGGAGCGCTCAGCGGCTCGAGCAGCGTGACCTGGTCCCCTGCGAACGATTGGACCTGCTTGCGTTCGATCGACCCAGACGGGAGGGCCACAGACAGGAACCAGGTGTCGCTAGAGACCTGCTCAGGCACCTTATCCAGCGTTAGGGTAGTGGTCCCAGGACTTATCACTCGTCCGCCCATCCTGGCGCCGGCCAGGTCCGGGTCAGCAACCTGGATGAACTCACCAGGGCGCAGGTCCGCGTGGTCTGCTGATGCTCGGTAGGTAAGGGTCTGGGTCTCCATTCGCTCGGAGTAGAGAATCCATGCCCCGAGTCTCCTGGCCTGACCCCGGGAGGTACAGCCCAACGCAGTAACCTGGGTCTCTCTCCAACCGAACAACTCAATGCTGTCCGGGTCCTCAACGAATTCTGGCTTCAGCTTGTAGTTGTCGTCAGGGTCGTTCCACATGACGATTGCTACGGAGTGGCGCTCACGCAGCGATGTGCCGGAGTATTCGAAGTCGCCGTCTATCACGTTCGACGGGGTGACCAACTTGACCGGGTCGGCGGGCATGTCGGCCACCGGCACGATGCTGTCGGACCCCCAGTACGACATCCCGCGAAACACCGACGCGAGGTTTGACAGGACGGTGTTCGCCTCCTCGCGGGTGTTGAAGATGGTGTTGACGGTAAACCGCGGCTCCATGCCGCCATAGCCGTCAGGGACTAGCTCGTCGCAGTATTTTCCGATGGCATAGAGGGCCCACTTATCGACGTTCTTTACGTTGGCGCCGATGACAGGGTGTGTGGCCAAGTCGTAAAAAACCCAGGCGGGGTTGTCGGTCCAGGCCTGCTTGAAGGAGCCGTCCCAGATGCCGGTATATTCCCTGGTTTCTGGGTCGTAGTTGCTTGGGACGCTGATGATGCTGAGCTTGACGTCGTAAGTCCGGGACGGCAGCTGCGAGCCGAACAGAGAGGCATCGACCTCGATCCCTACCAGCGCGCTGTCCGGGTAGCTCAGCTTGGCGTCAACCACCTCCACCATGGTGGCCCAGCTCATCTGATCGCGGATGTATTGGCTGGTTGACTCCTTGGAGGTGCGGCGCACGCGGATATCGAACGGCCCGTTTCCATCCAGCCGCACTCTGTAGGACCGTTGATACGGGGAGGTTGTCTTACCTATGACCGTATCGGATACCGCAGTGCGCCAGGCCCCTCCGGCTGCCTGCACGTCGATGGCTACCGGCACCGAGTAGCCATTCATATCCCCGCTGCTTGCGCTGGACTCGCTGAGCGCAGAGAGCTGAACGGTCACGACCACGGCATCAGCCTCGTCGTTCGATACTCGGCGGACGACGGGAGTGTCGTACTTGACCTCCGTGTTGATCTCAATAGAGTTCTCTACGGCCGGGAACCCAGGAACGTAGTCCTGGTCAGGGTATCCCTCTCTGGTATGTACCGTTACTCCTGAGAAGTTGAACGAACCGTCTGCGTTCTGCAGCGGCGTGTCGTCCAGCTCGACGGACTGCAGCCCGTTCACCAAGCCGACGATCGGACCGTGCGCGATAAGGTCAAGGATGCGTCCCTGGGTTTTGCTACGGAGCGTGTTAGGGGCTTCGACCGGCGTACGCTGCTTCTTTGACCCGCCTCCGCCGCCGGCGCCGTGAATGGCCTGTATCACAGGGGGACCTCCTCGGCGAACAGTCCGGCACTGATGACGATGCTGCCTACCTTGAGGCGGCCGTATCCGCGCGGAACAGCTCCTCCCTGCTTCGACCTATTCGAGGGTCCGTTGAACAGGTAGGAGGCTCGCTCATCGACTCCCTGCATTTCGTCCATATCCACTCCAGGCATTGCCGTGGTCAGCTGGATGATCCCCCCTACGGTCATTCCAACGCCCATTCCGACAAGGGCCGCATTACCTGTCATGACGCCGGCCACAACCAGGACAGCTCCAGCGATCGTACTGACCCACCCGCTATTGGCCCCTTCGATGGCCGGGATGAAGTGAATCTCGCCGTACGTGCCGAGGGTCACCTCCAAGCTCTTCTCGTCGACTTCGTCTCGGCCCTCGAGGGGGCCACGAACGATGTGCCAGTTACCAGCCCTGATAGCCTGGGAGAACCCTGGAAGCTGTACGGCCAAGGCCCGTGCGGCTTCCTGTGGGGTGTCGACGTCGAGGCGGAATGACGCCCCGAACCGCTCACCGAGGTGGCCGTGGAGGTAGACCGTCCTCACCCTGCGTACCTCAGCCAGTGGGTTATGTGGCGCCGGTAGCGGAAGACTGGCTCACGGACCGACAGTTTCGATAGCTCTACGGGCACCTTGCCGCCCGGCTGATGGAGGATGAGTTCGTCCTCGAGCAATATCCCGCCGTGGTTCGGCGTGTCGCTCCTGATCTGTGCAAGCCAAACGTCGCCAGGCCTCGCGTCGTCCTCGTCGATGCGGACGAAGCCGGCCCTCGGGAAGCCATCCACGAAGTGGGTCTCGCCGGCCTCCCACCAGAGCCAATCCCTCGGAAACTCCTGCAGCGTTACCCCTCGCTTGAGGCGGTAGTAGTCCCGGATGAGGGAATAGCAGTCGGCCGTTCCGTGCCTGAATCCTCGGCCAATTAACGGCTGCATCTCTACGCCAGGGCCCCACCACACGCTGTCGGAGCAGACCACTCCGTCTGTGGCTACGATGCCCCACGGTACTGCCGTGTTGATCTGGCCCTGCATATCAGCAGCGGAAGGAGCTGCGATGTTGCTCGGGTGGCTGTGCACCACAGCCAGCAGACCGGCGGACATCGCGCGCCGGGCACCGGCTTCAGAGATAGAGAAGAAGTTCTCCGGGTCTTCGTGGACGTTCTCTACTTGCTGGCAACCACCTTCGGTGATCAACCACACCGCCTCTCGCGGAAACGCTTCGATCGCCTGTGCCTTGATCTGGTCAAAATGCGCGTCGAACATGCTAGAACCTGTCCACTCCAGGAAAGCCATAGAACGGCAGCACTGCGTTGTCGCCGAAGTGGCGTTTGCAGTCAGATATGCGCTTACCGCACTTCGCCTGGCTGGGGTCTGAGGTGCTCTCCCCGTTGACCTTGAACATGGCAGAGCCGGTGTAGGGGCATGTGACGCCGTCGTAATTCCACCGACCGTTGGCCCAGAAACGGAAACGGTGCGTGCACGAGTCCCGCAGTACCTGCCTGTTCGGGATCATCCGCCCCTGCTGGTCCATCGGGGCGGACAGCTCGAACTGAATCTGCCGGCGCTTCTGCAGAACCTTCCTCTCAATCACGTAGTTGTCAGGAAGGAACATGGCCTCCGGGTTGGGCGTCTTCCCGTCGTCCAGGTACTTTCGATAGGTGCGGATTCGCGTCACTGGGCAGCCGATGAGGTCGTCTGCGTTGATCACCAGGCTAAGGAACACCAGGTCCTTGGCAGCGAGGGTCAGGGTGGGCCTGGGCATAGGGCCGTTACCCTTCCAGGTAAACCCCTCTGCCTTTATCGGGAGCGGCTGATACACATACCCGTTGAAAGAGATCGGCTGCCCGTCCACGGAGCTGTTGGAAAACCGAAGGATTCCGTCGCCAAATTTCCTCGCGTCAAGCTCGAACATCTGGACGATCGCGTCCTGCTCGAGCAGCTGTCTGTCGGTGGCGATGAGATCGGACATATCGTTCAGGGTGGTTGCGGTGGCCCAACCTTAGCCGAAACCTGTATTTCTGTAAATACAGGTCAGGGGTTGAAATCCTGAACGAAAGACGCCGAGAGAACATCGTCGTTGTAGTTGTTCCTAACCAGGCTGACTGACTTGCAGACGACCTTCACCTGTCTCCCGTCTGGGTGGTTCCACAGGAACGCTGTCAGGTCCTTCCTCTGCTTCAGCCAGTCATAGGTGCTCAATGCCTCCTCGTGAGTGAGGAACGACCAGACTGGGTCCCATTTGTCACGAAGGTGGTTGATTCCGTTGGCCTGGCGCAGCTCGTATCCGTCCCCGAAAGAAATCTTGGTGACTGACGCATCTACGTCCTCGGTCAACCCCCAGTCTGGGGTTCCGATATCCGGGAAAGTGTCCATTACGCCCTCCGTTGATTCCTGATCCAAATGTCCAGTGCCCCGTTCGGGCGGGTCTGCTCCTGCAGGGTGTCCATCACGGTCTTGCGGACCGCGGCAGTGAGGTCACGAGCCTGCCTGTTCGCATCTCCCCCGGAGCCGCCGTCTGCAGTCTGTACGGTGATCTGCGGGGCCAGGGTGATGTTGTATTCCGCGCCGGAGCCTGCCAGCCGCTTGGCGGACTTCTCTCTGGACGTCACGTTGGCCGGGCCGTGCACGATCTCCGGTCCGTACTCGCCGACGATTCCGTAGGAGTTGTAGGGGATGAATCCGCCGTCGTCATAGGCGCCGGCGTAAGACCCGCTGCCAGAGTTGCCGCTCTTTCCGGCGAGCTGTCCGATGGACAACGCTGCCACCAGCCCGGCAGATGCGTAGCCCTGGGCTGTGATGAAGGAAGCCAGCGGGATACCCATCACCTTCATCGGGTCGCCTGGGATCGTCATCGCTTGAGCAGCTGCAAGGTGCGTGTACATCAGGATCTGGGCGATAGCCAGCGCCTTCTGCGCGACAAACGCGGCCTTCTGGGCAGCTGTCGCGTCCTCACCGACGCTTGCGAACATACCGAGGATGTTCTCGGCGCTGCCGAGCATGGAAATCAAGGCCATCTGGCCCATTTGCTCGGCGTACTGTACCCGGGCCGTGTCTATGGCCCGGCTCTGATCCGCGAAGGTTTGCTGGGCCTGCAACAGGGCAGAACTTTTTTCCTCCTCGAGCTGCTTTAGCCGTTCGGCGTGCTCTGACTCCTGCAGGAACTCGGCGTCCAGAGCCGCCTGCCTTGCCTCGAACTCCTTCTGGATGCGGTCAACGTCGTTTCCATATCCGGTAGACAGGTCGCCCTGCCGCTTGCCGTACTGCGACAACCCCTGGGCCCGCTCGATCTCCACTCCCATCCAGTCGCTGAACGGCGTGGAGGAGGCTTCCCCCAGTTGGAGGTTGGCCGACGGTAGTCCGTTTGTTGCGCTTTCTGCCGCCTTTCGCCCGATCGACTCCTTGATCCGCCGGTATTCCTCCAGGGAGACGTTGTTCTCCCTGAGCAGCCGATTCAGCTCGATCATGTCTGCCAGCGATTCCGAGAACGGCGAGTCCAGGTAGGACTCTCGCAGCTTCTCGAGCGACTGGTAGTTGGCGTTCTGCTCGATGGCCAGCTCGTAGTGGGCCTTACGCAGCTGCCAGATGGCCTTGGCCTTCTGCTCTGCTGTGATCTTTCCGTGCTTGTGTAGCAGGGCCAGCTGGGCCGTCTTCTCGTTGACCTCATCCAGCGACGCGCTGAGAGGATCTGCCTGCTTACGCAGGGATTCGTAGCTCGACTGCGCCTGCTTTAGGTCCTTCTCGAGCTGGCTCTCGACCGAGGTCTTCTTGGCCGGCTTGCTGAGCTTTTCCTCGAGCGACGCAATGGCTTGCCGCAGCTGCAGCTCTTTCTTCAGGCGCTCAGCCTCAGCCACTGATGCTTCGGCGCCGAGCTGACCACCCTCCGCGATCAGCTGGTTATTGATGACCCGCATCAGCATTACGTCGGCGAGGTCTTCTTTGAGTACGGCCAGGTTCTCTGCGTCGCTGCGGTAGAAGTCCTCCAGGGCGCGGCGGGCGTCTGAAAGCGCCTGGGCTTCGGTGTCAGCTTCAGCCTGCAGTTCGGCCACCTTTTTGACGACCTCATCCCTGCGAGAGCTCAGCCTGTTGTACGTGTCTTGGCCGGGGCGTTGGCCGCCTGAGTCAATCGCTGCCTGGTCCTGCTTGGCCAGCGCGGCTATTTCGTTATCGATGCGCAGCAGTTCGCCGCGGGCCGTGACCAGCTTCTGTGTGGCGCTGGCGCTGGCCTCTAGCTGCTTGGCCAGGGCCTCCTGGCCCTGCCTGGCGGCGTCCGCCGCTGCTATTTCTCCTAGAGACACCAGGTTCTCGCGTACTTCCACCACCTTGGTGTTGGCCTGTGCGGCGGCGGCAAGCGCATCCTTCCAGGCCCTCTCCGCCGACGCAAGTGTTTCCATGTCGGCTGCAGAGACCGTCCCGAATGCTGCCCTTGCGCCAAGGGAGGCCTTTGCATCGGCGAAGCGCTCGTATGTCTCTACCACCTTCTGCGCCGCGGCAATCTGCGCGTCCTGGCTTTTCACCGCGTCCATGGCAGTGCTGCCCATCTCGGCCAACTTTTTGCTGGTGGCCTCTATATGCTTTTCGAACTGCGTGATCTGGTAGTTGTTGGCCTCGATCATGGCCTGAAGAGAGGATCTGGTCGAGTCGTCAAGCCCAGCCTCCTTGGCATCGAGGCTGGACTGTATGCCGGAGTTCCTCTGCCGAAGCTCTTCGATGCTCTTTTGGTCGGCCTGGATATTGCCGCGAAGCGCTTCCTTCTCCTTCTCCAAGGAGGCCTGCTTCATCTGGTCCTTGAGTTGTTCGTAGCTGGACCTGAGATTGTCCACCTCCGATCGCTGGTCGATCAGGTCCTGGCGAGCATCAGAGCCGAAGGCTGCTTTACCGGCCTCGTAGATGCCCCAGATGAGGCCTACCCAGCCGAGTGCCCTGGACACGGCAGTCAGGGCTACTGACAGCCCTCCGAGGGCAGCTACAGCGCCCCTGGCGGTGCTGCTGACCACTGACAGGCTGGCTGCCAGTGGCTGGTTTGCTGCGTACTGCAGCCGAGCCGATGCTGCGGCCCTGGCTGCCGCCAGGTCAAATGCTTTGACGCTGGCAGCAGCAGTCCCGGCCTTGACCTTTAGCACGTCGTAGACGGTGCTTAGCTTGCCGAGGTCGCCAGCCAGCGCCCCTACCAGGTTTCCCCCGACGGAGGCGGCCTTGAAGGCGATGAGTCCCGCTCCGACCATCCCAATGACCTTGGCAAGGCTCTCTGCTCGCTGAAGGATCATGTCGAGCTGGGAAATCGTGGATCCGTCAGCCAGGGTCTCGATCGGCTCGGTGAGCTGGACGAGCCACTGGGCCAGGCGCATCGACCCCTCGCGCATCTTCATCTCGTAGGCGTCGAAGGCCGTCAGCTGCACTTCCTGGAACGCCGAGACGACCTGGTTCCAGTCCTTGGACAGGGTGTCCTCGATCTTCTCTCGCATGCGCTCAGCTGCGCCGGCCACGTTGTCGAGCTGGTTGCGCAGGTGCACCAGGTTGTCAGCCTGGTCGACCAGCGCAGCCACCGGCGAGGTAGCGTAGACGCCGACCAGGTCTTGGATCGCGCCAAGGCGCTCGGCGCCTGATACGTTGCTCAACGCCTTGCTGAGCTGGGTCACGATGTCCACGAGGCCGCGGGTCTTGCCCTCGGCGTCCAGTACGGAGATCCCGTACTGCTCCAACATCGCCGCGCCCTTCTTGGTCGGGTTCACCAAGCTGACGAACAGCCGGCGCAGCGCGGTACCGGAGCGCGATGATTTGATACCGGAGTTGGCCATGGCTTCGATGGCCGCGACCGTATCGCGCATCGAGATGCCCGCGGTCTGTGCGGCAGGGCCAGCGTAGGTCAGGGAGTTCGCCAGCTGCTCGATTGTGGTGTTGGAGTTGGTGACCGCGGTCGCCATCACGTCCACCACTTCAGTCAGCTCCCCTGCTGTCTTGCCGAACGTCATCATCACGTTGGTGGCGATGTCAGCGGACTGGCCCATGCTGATGTTGCCGATCATGGCCAGGTCGAGCGCCGGGCGCAGTGCCAGCACGGCATCACCGGCTGACAGGCCTGCCATCCCGAGTTCGCCGAGGCCCTCTGCTACCTGAGACGCCGTGTATGCAGTGCTCTGGCCCAGGGCCCTGACTTGCACCTCCATCGCCGCCATGCTGCCGTTGTCAGACATCCACGCCGGCCTGGAGGTGGACATAATGGCGTCGGCCCGCGCCATGGTTGCGGAGAACTCGGTGCCGACTGTGATCGCGCTGCGCAGGCCAGCGGCGATCGCATAGGTAGAGGATGCCGCTACGATCGTGGCGCTTGTATACATGCCAATGCTGGTATGCAGTCCTGCGAGTCCGGCGCGCAGCATAGCGGCGGATTGTGAGCCAGACGCCTGGGCCAGGGAGAGCTTCTTCTGCGCGTTTGACAGGCCCAACAGCTCAGTCGTGCTCATGGCCAGCAGGCGGTTGTAGCGCTCTTGCTCAGCGATCTGCCGGCGAGTCTGTGCCAGTTCGCGCCCATAGGCTCCGCTGATCAGATCTTTCTGGACCTTCAGCCGCTCGAGGCGATCTATCTCGGTCTGCCTGGCCCTGCTCAGCTCAAGCTGAGCCTTGTTCATGCCGTGCGCTGCCCTGGCCTCGTCCAGCAATGCCTCAGAGGCACGCTTGTTGGCCGCCTTCAGCGCCTCTGACCGAGCGACTGCTTCGGCTTCGGCCCTGGTCATTCCGTGCAGGGCGTTTGCCGTCTCCTGGATGACCTGGTTGGCCGCCTTCAGCGCAGAGGCTTGGCGCGCCGTCTGTGCGTTCTGCTCGGCCTGGGCCTGTGTCAGCGCGGATACCGACTGCTTGGCTCTTTCGTCGCCTGTGATCTGCTTTCGGCGCTCGGCAATCTGCCGCTGCAGCAGGACGATGTCCTGCTCCACTCCGCCGTGCAGACTGGCGTACTGGCGCTCCAGCTCGTTCAGCTTCTCCCGGCGACGCTCGTCTTCGGAGATTGCCCGGCGATTGGCTGCCAGGCGTACCTGGGCGCTGGCCAGAGCCCTCCCTTCCGCCGAGTCAAGGCTCTGGATGGCGTGCTCGAGTTCAATGGTCTTGAGCTTTCTGGCCTCTTCTGCGTTCAGGATGCGTTGATTGGTTGCCAGCTTTGCCTTCAGTCGCTGGTTGTACTGCCCCTCGGCCGTTAGAGCCGCCTGAATGGCTTTCACCAGATACCGGTTCTGGTTGCTCAGCTCAGCAGTGATGTTGCTCGTGCGTTCGGACCACTTGACGAAACTGCTCTTGGCACCGGTGTCCTTGAGCAGCCGCTCAAGCTCCTTCAGCTCGCCGTTGTACGCGCGGGCCCGCGTGGTGAGCAGCAGGTTGTCTGCAGCGAGCTTGGAGAAAAGGCCTTGGGCAGTTTGCCTAGACCTTTTTACGATCTCTCCGGCGGCCTCAGCGTTAATGCCTACGCTAATTAGGGACTTCTCTAACTCAGAGAAGTACTTGTGAGTTTCCTTGATAAGGGCGCCAGCTGCACCGCCGACCTTTCCTGCCTTGGCCTGTAGCTTGTCCAATGCCTCGCCGAGGCGCTTTGTCTGGGCTTGGAACTCTACGATCTGCCTCAGCGAGTCGTAGAAATCAACATCGAACTTTACGGCCATTGGTTACCTGCGAGGTCTCGGTCGTGGTTTTGGCTTAGGTGCTGGCCCTTCCTTGAGCTTTACGTAGTGGTCGTACAGAACGCCGTTGTCGGTCTCTTCCATCGTCCTGAAGAAGAGCGGTCTAAGGTCGGCGTCGAGGTGTAGAACATGGTCCGCAAACTGGGACATCTCCTGGTACTGCAGCGGCTGGTAGCCGTGTTCGGCATGCTGCCGCCTCCTGTGCAGGCGGAAGAACGCATCTACCAGCCACCGCATACCCGGCGGTGGCTCGACGAACCCCTCGAGGGCGGGGTGCTTTCTCCCAAACTTCTCCTCGAGGGCCTTCATCGCCTGCAGCCCTTTCGCCCCGTGCGTGATCAGGAAGCGGCAGAATCCTTTACCGACTCGGCCGCCTGTTCCTCGGCCTTCTCTCGGTAATTGCTGCGGTTCAGGGAGAATCGCTCGATGAACTGCAGGAGGTCGCGGAACCGCGGGTCCAGGAGGTACTCAAGGCCGACTTTCGGGTCGTACTTGAGCGGCTGCCCACCCTTGGTCACGCCGTCCCAGTCCAGGAGCACCGTCTCGGCCAGCACCCGTGCGTTCACTTCACTGGCAATACGGTCGCTTTCCTCGGTGCCAGCGGTGATCTCATCCCAGCGTTCCAGTGTCAGCTTCGCGCGCAGCGCGTCCGCTTTGTTCGCGTTGTGGCGGGCGATCTTGAATCGCGCACCCATGAAGTTGGCCCATACCCCCTCTTCCGCCGCGGTCTGGTCCACTGCCAAGCTATCGATATCGAGCATGTGATTTCCTTGATTGGTTTCTGTATGAAGATGGCCGCCATCCTAATGGATGCGCGGCCATATTTACAGCTTTTCGGGTTTACATTCGCTTGGCGACATACTTGACGACAATGGAGCACACGTACTCCCCATCTCCGATCTCCACC